GGCTTTCTGAATGTCCGGTATGCCGCTCACGATGCCTGCGGCGATGCCCTGCGCAATCGGAGCACCGATGGCGTCTGCCATAACTCGACTGGGCGAGGCAATGCCCAAGAATTTCTTGATGAAATCAATGCCTGCCTTGATGGCATTGGCCAGCGCCTCGCGGACTTTGTCCTTGGCGTTGTTGATGCCCTCGGTAATCCCATTGACAATGTCCTTGCCCAGCTGTTTCGCTTTGCCGATGGTCTCGTCAATGAACGTGCCGACCCGTGTGGAGATTTCGCCAGCAATGCGGAGCGTGGTGGTCTTGATGTCCTCCCACACGCCCGACACCACGGTCTTGATGGTGTTCCATGCCGCCGTGAAATCACCTCGGAGCAGTGCTGAGATGGCGTTGAGCACCTCGGTGAGCTTTGGGTACACGTAGTTGAAAATCGGCGTCATCGCATTGGCGAAAATCTTGATGCCGTCCACGATGAGGCTGAATGCAATTTTGAGCGCATCAAGTGCCAGGATTGCCGCATCAACGGCGACGATGAACACTGCCTCGAGCACCGTGGCGACCTGCCCAATCCAATTCTGCACCGCCGGATCACTGGCAAGCTCTGTCACATCAGCGAAGAGGCTGGTCAGCGTCTCCCACACTTTCGTACCCAGCTCAATCAGCTTCTGAAGCACCGGCTGTGAGTCGATGAATCCCATGATGCTCTGCTTGATGTCGTCGAGCGACGCCATGACGCCGCCGTTGTCGCTGATGCCTTGGAAGAACTCGCCGATGCGTGCAGTGACGTCTTGGATGATGGGCAAAATTTGCTCTGAAAAAACGGTGGTCATCTCACTGAGAATCGGAAGCAGAGCGACGCCGATACTTTCCTTGGCGGTCTCTACTTTTTCCGACATGATGGCCATCTGTCCTGCAAATGTGCCCGTCGCCGCCGCCGCACTGCCGCCGAATTGCCGCTCAAGCTCGCCCAAAATAACCTTCTGTGCGTCGGCGACGTTCCCTGTTTCCATGAGCGCTTCGACCGCTTTTTTCTGCTCTTCGGTGAAGCTCACGCCCACCCGAGTAAGAGCGGTAAGACCCTCAGTCGGATTGTTGAGTGCTTTGCCCACCTGCACCGCAGAGCTTTGCAGGTCTTGCCCCATGGCTTGACTGAGATTGGCGATGGCTTCGGTGGCACTAGAAAAGTTGACGCCTTTAATCTCGGTGAACGTGGCAAGGACGTTCTGTGCGCTGAGGAGCTGGTCATCAGTGAACAGGCTTTGTCCGTTCGCCGCTGATAGGCTTGCGGCGAGGTCTTCCATCTCCTTGACGGTAAATCCCGCCGCACCACCCGTCGACTTGATGACGGCTTCGGTCTGTGCAAGGACGCTCTGATACTCGGCAGCACCTTGCACCGACGTCTTGAAAAAATCGAACGTGCCAGCCAGCGCATTTTTGCCAACGTCCAGCGCTAATTCGCCGATGCCACGCAGTGCGCCGATGCCGATCTCCTTGAGCGTGCTGAATCCGCTCCCAGCTTTCTTGGCACTGTCCGCAACGTTTTCGACGCTGTCAGAGACCTTGTTGGCGACTGGCGTGACGTCGTCCTCGCCTCTAAATCGTATGATGACGGTCTCGGCCATTACTTCCTCTTCTTACTGCGGAGCTTCTGCACCTGCGCCTCGACCTCCATGATGGCGAGATGCTGGCGCACTTTGTGCCACGGCGGGAGTTGCGACGGTGGACAGTGATAGACATCGCGGCACAACACGAGCTCGAGATACTCCAGCGGCATTGGCCCATCCGTCCATAAATGCTCCATCACCGCCAGCTTCATTTTCCCAGTTCTTGCTCCGTGATGGCTTCGATGATGCGCTTGGCCAGACTCACCGCATGCGTTGCCTTGATGCGTGTGACCGGGTTGCCATCAGCGTCGGTGACACAGCGTACCAGCACTACGTTGAGGCGATGAAAGTCACTGGATTTCAGTGCGTCGCTGAGCTCGGCGATGTCGTCGAGATAGATGTCATCAGGGTTAACAATATATTCCATGTGGGACACTCCTATACGGGACACAAAATCATGGCTGGGCGGTGTGGTGTCCCGTCACACCGCCCTGCCCTACTATGCGGCGTAGCTGATGCCCGGCGCCATCACGGTGATAGACGCAACGACCGGCCCTGCACCCTCTGCGGATACGGCGGGATAGATGATGCTCGTGATGTAGCCCCCAGCGGTGGTCTCGATCTGTGCACCTGCGGTGCCCTTTGGTTCCCACTTGACCTGCACCAAGCTCCCCGCTTGAAACGCCGCCTCTGCGACGGCCCACAGCTCGGCGGCGACCTCGGTATACAAGAAGTTGACGGTGACTTCGACGGGCTCCTCTTTGCCCAGCAGAATGATCGCGTTGTCGCCGTCAAACGTGAATGCGGTGCTCGTGGCGCGCGTTGCGGTGACAGCGTCGACGCTCTGTGCCTGTCCGCTGTAGTCGATGTACGACCCTGCCGCTACCTTGAGGCTGACTGCGGTGGCGGCGCCGGTTACGGCTCCGGTAGTTTGTGCCATGGTGTGTGTCTCCTATTGAACGATGTCGCTCGCCGTGATGGTAGCGACCACTGCATCAAAATATTGCCCCGACGCCGCTGGCCACTCCAGCACCTGACTGCGCAAGGCGATGTCGGTCACGACCCATGCGGAGTTGCCTGCGAAGACCGTGCGAATTGCCTCGTGGTATGCCGCAAGGTATCCCTCAAGCGTCGGCGCGATGTCCATCAGCCCAATGCCGAGCGATGCTGGGCGAATCAGCGCCGTGTCCTGTATCGTCCACTCCGTGCGCATGACACTGCCAGAGCCGAACGTGAGGCGCCGTGTCTGGCTTGACTGCACACCAATGGCGCTGATGATGCGACACGGCGTGGTGGCGATGTCAACCACGTTCTTCAGCGTGGAGCCTCGCAGGACGGTGTAACTGTACCCTGTGATGCTCATCGCTTCGAGTGCGTCCAAGATGCCGTCGAGGTTGCTCGCCATGCTATGACCTCCGGATGTACGGCTTGAGCATCTGCGCCACATCGCTCGGGATGCGGTTTGATGCAAAGGCACTGCCGTCGGCGCTCACCGTGATGTCGGCAGGGACAGACGTTGCACCCGTGCGCAGTCGGTAGAGGTGCGCCCCCCAACGAAGTGCCGCCGCTTTGACATCGGCAGGGATGTCGAGGCTGTAGCTCCACTTGCCTGCTACTTGCACCGAGCCCTCTGGTGACCCGCTGTACGTCCAAAACTTTCCGCTCGATGACTTGATGCGGATGAAGTTGGTCGGGATAACGTTGAGCGGGAGTAGTACCACATCGCCTGCTGCAATCGCCGTCCCGTCGCCGTTGGTGATGCTTGTGAGCTCGGCGAGGTCGTGGTTGAGATTCAGTGTGTAGTAGTCGAGCAGATCGCCCCCATCACGCTCAAGAAGCGGCGTGAAATAGTGCGTATGCGATGCGGCGGGGCCGTGTTCGGCTTCGGGCTCAAAGTGCCGATTACAAAACTGGTCAATCGCCGCCGTGACACGGTCAGGGAGGTAGCCGAGCTGGACATCATCCGACGACGACGTGATGCCCAAGTAGGCTTTAAGTTCTGCCGTCGTGAAGTATGCCATTTACAAAACCTTCCGCTTGGGCTTGGGCTTCTCGGCTTCGATTTCCTCTTCGAGGATGATGACCGACCCTCGGGACTCGAGGTGCTTCGCATCGCTGACGCTGATGTCGATGATGTCGCCAATGACGGGATACATCATGCGTCCACTCAGGTCACGCACTGCAAAGCCTTTAACGACTTGTACCTTCATAATGCTCCAATGCGAGGCGGTGTGCGCACACCGCCCCGCTGTTAGGTCAGATTAGCTGGCTGGGTGGACGCCGTACACGAAGGCCTCTGGCTGGGTCACGTCACCACCGAAGCGGTAGTTGACGAAGATGCCAGTGAGATAATTCTCTTGGTAGAGGTACGGGTTGCGGCTGACTTCCAAGCTGCCATTCTCAACAAATGCGTAGTAGCTCATGTTGCCGAAGATGATGGACTTGGCGCTCGCAGCCATGGCGGCAATCTTGTCCGACACGGCGACGGGGTAGCCCTCGAGGTCGCCAGCGCCGCCCACTTCGAGCGGTCGGAACTGCGGATAGTTGCCGGTCAGCGCACGGATGGCGTACTTCGTAGCGTTGCGCATCACCCAAGCGGTGGCACCCTGCTCCACGTACCATGACGGGAGCTTGCCCATGATGTTCATGATGTCGGCGAAGTCCACGCCCGTGGTGCTGGCCAGGGTCTCCGACACGGTCGCCCGTGCCAAGATGCCATATGGCTGTGAGCTACCCGTGCCTGCGATGATGGCGTTGTTGGTGGCACGTGCGGCGGCGCGGCCGATTTCCTCGGTAAGAAATGCCTCGAGGTTAGCGGCTTGGTCGCGCAAAAGCTCGTTCGATACCTTCATCGCCAACGAGTGGTTGTAAATCGTGATGGTCTTGGTGTTGGCGAAGGTTGGCTCGTCAATGTTGGCGCTACCAGCTTCTGCCACGACGGCGAAGTCTGACTTTGCGTCCTGCGCTGGCACGTCAATCTGACGGCGTGAGGTCGTGAGGCGCATGAAGCGGGCCTGTGACAGCAAGCTCAGCTCGTCACGGCGTCCCACGATGCGGTCGTAGAGGTCCTTGGGTACCAAGTAGCCGCCGTTGTCGTTGGTGCCTTCCACAAGCGTTGCCTTGGCGGCGATTTCGTCGCCCGTGCGCATCCAGTGCTTGAAGGCTTCCATTGGCTCGTTGCTGAAGCCACGCGTGGTCACGGTCTTGGCGGCGGGAGCGGCGATGACGCCACCCTGTACGGGCTCACCGGCAAGCTCTGCAATCGCGGCTTTCACGGCGTCTTTGATGTTGTCTGACATTGTGTCCTCTGCTGTGTGTGTAATAGATCCATGTGTATCGTCAGGCTTCGACGATGCATCAGCAGAGCTCG